TAGCCTCTTGCTGGGCACTTGCCATTTGTTCTTGAGCTTGTGTAGCCGCGTCTGCGCTGTCTCGCATTGAGTAAAAAGCCAAACCTAAAGCGATAACTAAAGCCGCGGCCGCCGCGTAAGGGTTTGCCATTATCACAGCGTTTAGTCTTACCATTTTCGGTATAACGTGTTTAACCATTGTTTCGCCTAGCATTTTATACCCCATGACCATTTGCGGGATAACCACTAACAGCGGCCCCGCTACAGCAAGCAACCCGCCGAAGACCATTATAGTGCCCTGCGTGCCGCTACTTAACCCAGTGAAGCCCTGAGCGAGCGAGGCGACGTTATCAGCCAACCCCACCATCGTTGGGGCTAGTGCCTCGCCAATGGCTAGTTGTGCGCCCTCAATAGCGGACTCCATTTTTTTGAACGACCCCGTTGTGGTTTCGTCCATTATTTTCGCCATCGCTGCGGCGGCACCTTCAGAGTTTTCAAGTGCTTTCGTGAGGCCGTCAACATCTCCAATGCCGTCAGCTAAAACAAGCAAGGCAGATTGCGCACGCGCCCCGACTTCGTCCATTGCGCTCTCAACCGATATGCCACCGTCAGCGAGCTTCTGTATAGCCGCCGCCGTGCCGTCACTCGTTGAGCCTAATTCGTTGATAATACGTTTTAAAGATGTTCCCGCGATGCTTCCATGTATACCAGCATCAGCAAGTAACTGCATCATAGCCGTAGTTTCTTCAACACTTAGCCCCGCCTGTTTTGCAACTGGCGCAACGTGCTTCATTGTTTCCTGAAACCTCGTAATATCTAAAGCAGAATCACTAAACGCCGCCGCCATCACATCCGTTAAGTGTGAAGTTTCCGTTGCATCCATGCCAAACGCACGAATGGTGGAACCAGCAACCTCGGCCGCTTGTGCCAAATCGCTGTCCGTTGCTTGCGCTAAATTTAACGTGGCCTTTGTTACCTGATTGATTTCTTCAGAAGAGAAACCCAGCTTTGCATATTGAAGTTGCAAGTCCGCAACCTGTGAAGCAGTGAAACGTGTGCTTGAACCTAAGTCTTTTGCGTTCTGCTCTAATGCTTTAAACTCCGACCCCGTAGCACCCGATACAGCTTTGACCTTAGCCATTGACTGCTCGAAATTAGCGAAGGTCTTTATACCTGTTCCCGCTAGGTAAGCAATTGGAGCAGTGAAAGCCATTGTCATGGAACGCCCCGCCGCTTGCATATTCGAGGTCATGCCGTTCACATCGCGTTTGACCTTCGACATGGAGCGGTTCCAGTTACTCATGTCCGCGCCTACCCTTGCAACTAAATTCCCTAAACCCGCCATGTTTTATCCTTTAAATTCGCTCGATTTTACGGCTTTCTTTTTGTCACGTTTCAAAATAGCTTCACGCGTCTTTTGAAGCTCAATATTTTTGTTTTCATCGCTCAACCCTTGGAAGCTATCCTTTTCCCAGGGGAATTTTTGTTTGTAGGTTTTTCCCTTTTTCATGTGTGGCGAAATCAACACGCGGACCTGATACCTTGCCACCTCATAAGCTAACGTAAGGTTAGCGTCGGCGCGATCCCTTTCGCCCTGAATCATTAACAAAAGCTCTTCAGTGGTGATGGAGTAGAAAACAGCGGGCGTAAGTTTAAGAAACCCAAAGCCCGCCTTTTCAAGTGCCTGCCACGTCAACGGTGTCCCCGTCTTTACTTCGTGCTTTTTTTTTCCGCTTTTACTTCTTCCTTTACTACGGGTTGGAATTTCTCAATATCTTCCGAAGTCATTAAATCGCCTAACTCTTCCATTGAGAAAGGCATAGGCTTCGACTCCATGAGATACCCCGCTTCAATAATAAAGAAGGAAAGTGCAAGAAGCTGTTCAACGCCATATTTGTCAGGAGTAAAAGACGTTATGCCCTCACTCTTGAATTTAGCATCGAACTTTTTTAAAGCATTCATTGAACGCCTGTACGGGTGTTGTACCCCGTTGATTTTTATATAATCCATTTTTCGGTATGGTTATGGGTTTATGTAATTACTTCTCTTGTGATCACTCCACTTGAATCAAATGAAGCCGAATAACTTACGTTATCTTCTACTCCACTGGAAATTGAAAGCGATGTCAAACGAGCCTCAAATCTTATGCGCGTGTCGCCAACGTTCTCAGTTGGTGAAAACACAACAAAAATTTTGTTTCTGTTTGCCGCAAAAAGCTCATCAACTCCGACACTGGCATCTTCAGCGTACAACGCCTCGCATGATAGTGAACCAGAGCGAAGCCCTTCAAGTTTTTCTACAAAACCAGCTGACTGCTTTGTCGTGGTGTCGCGTGGGTCGTGTGTGAAGTCAAATGAACACGATGTAGCGTGCGCAACTAATACTTCCGACCCTTCTGTTTCTGATACATAAACGGCCATAAGTGTGCCGTTCATTACTCCCGTTGTTTGTGCCATTTATCTTTTTTTAATGGGTTTCTTTTCTTTTGCTGTTGGCTTTGCCTCGGTAGGTTTTGCCTCGGTAGGCTTGTTTCTTGGGTTGGGCTTTGGTGCTTCCGCTTCCGGAGTGCCATACTTTTCAATAAGTATTTCATTCGCCCACTGGCCCATTGTTCCTTTTGGCTTTGGGCGTGTTCCGTACCAACGAGCTTGTAACTTAGTCACGTCTTCGTTGTTCCAGCACTTACCTTCTGCCAGCATTTTGTTATACAGCGAAACGCGGGAGCTGATCACTTGACCAGGTGTCCATTTGCCGTACTGTTTTTTTACAATGATTATCATATCTTCTTCATTTTACGGTGTTCTTTTAACTCTTATTTTGAATCTCAACTCAACGTCATAGCGTTCTGTTTTCACGTCAAAACCCATGTCGTTGGTGTCAAGATATTGCAAACCATCAAAAGCCACAGAGTTCAATGTTTGAGGTGTAGCCCTGTCAAGGTCAGCACGTACAGCCTTTGCCAAAGATAGCAAAGTGTCAGGATTTTGAGAAAACAAAACCAAATTATAAACCTCCTCATCTATCGTTGACGCTCCTGACTTTGTATCATGGGGTTGAATGCTTTCATTCATGTACTTAATGTATGCCAGCCCTGTGGTGTCCGCTGTTTGGTCCGCATGGTATGGCACTATCACTTGAGTAATAGCAGCGGTGTCACCCGCCAGCATCAAAGTGCGTAATACTATGCCTCCCGTCATCTCATGTATTTTTGTAGCCTTGCGGCTAGTGCGGCTCTTAGCTCGTTTTGCATTCGTGAGGTCGTGTCCTTTAATGTCTGCTCAAAAACCCCCGTATATTTCCCTGTTCTATTGCCTCCAAATTCCTTTGGTAACAACCCCTCTTCAACTATCTGAGCAAACCAACCGTCTGACCTGTTCGATACACTTCTACCCATCATTTTTGTACGTGGACCTGAAAGTATTACATTACTATTTGGCCCGCTGTTCCACATACCAATTGAACGGCGAAGTGTTCCTGGCGTGATGACAGTGGTAGTGCCTTTTCGTTTCATCGTTATAGTTTGGTTTGCCTCTCCTATCCTATCCTTCAAAACCGAAACATAAGTCTGCGACACCTTACGGTGGATGTGCCTTAAATCCTTCTTATCAAGCAGCCCCCAACGTTGCGCCTTGGTTACTTTTTGCTCAAATTCTTTGATGTTGAAATTTATGTTAACTCTCATCTTAGTAGTGCTTGCGTTTAATGAACACATTTACAATAACATCTTGAAAGCCTGCACTAGTCGCCTTGCTAGTGTCCACAATCATGTCGTTATTCCCACTGTCATAGATAGGATAGTACAAAGTAGACGAGCAATTTTCACCCGTTAGGAATGAACCTCGATTATCTGACCTTTCAAAATTAAAGAAATCATCTGCCCAAGAAGTTTGAGGCATACACTTAGGCCCATGTGCACTTCTCATGTCTGACAAGTCTAACGGCATCCAGTCTGAGTAGGTTAAATAAGTAACCCCTGCAATGTAAGCCATCCATAAAGCCCAAGTCTGCCCGTTTGCAGTTGATAGATTAAACTTAGCCCCATCCAATAGGTATGTCACAGAGTAACCGTAACCCGTTAAGTGGTCTATTACATAATTATCTGTTGCACCTGTGAAGGAGTGACCGTTCCAATCTACGTGTGCCCAAATGTTTGAACCTACCGTAGCGTCAGAGCCGTTGCCATCTGTATCTGTAAACCTTAACTTGTTCCCAAAGGCGTTGTTATACTTCAAAATGGTAGGACTTACTAAGTCAGTTCCACTTGTTCCCGTTGCTGGTGTTACCCTTATATCCGATTGGTCTGCTAAGTAGTTTAATTCAGCGGCGAACTCAGGATAGGTGGGAGGTGTTCTATCATAAGCACCCGCCTCGTACACGTTCTGTGAATCTCCTGTTGTATAAGACACGTTAAACAGTGGAGAGGTGTTCTGATAACATATACCACTTGGAGTGCTTGCACTTGGCACGTTGATTGTCATTAATGTACCCGTTACACTGGCAGAAG